CTAGTAATACTTTTGGCTTTGGTCTTGACATATATACGTCCTATATTAAGTACGCATATATTTATCTTTTTTATGATGAAAAACCGCCACCGTCCATCTGTATAGTAACTGAGCCGCCAGAACTTTGTTCTAGTTTACGCAAAATTGTATCGTAATCTTCAAGAAGTTTAGCAGATACTTCCCCTAGACAAAAAGCCAATGCTTTAGCAGTTTTAATGTCTAATTTAATTTCTCGTTGCTGGCTTAGGTCTGCGGCTTTAACCTGCTGTATAAATTGCTGGATAGGTATGGTATTAATCGGATTTGGCATTTGATAGCACCTGTTTCATTTCCATTTCAGTTTTAAAAGGACCTTTAAACGGATATCTTTCTAAGGTAATAAGTTTAGGACAAAAGCTCTTAACCCATCCTTTGTCAAATTTAATTGTGTAATATCCTGCACAATATAAGCTCTTGCTAGCAGAGCTTTTGGTAAAAAGTGGCAATTTCTTCTGTACATTGAATAGCGGATTATATGGATAGCAACTAGTTGGATAACCATAAACATCTCGATTGTCTTCTTGAGAACTAATCGTAGTCTTAACACTAGATTGAAAGAAGTCTTTACCAAATAGTTTTGTTAGCTCATCTTTTTTGTTGAAATACTTTTCGCCACCTTTGGCACTTAGCATAAATTTGTTATTTTCTTTTTTATGTAGGATGCCGATTTTCTCGCCGTCTTCTTCAACGATCCAAAATTTACCGTCAACTACTGGTTTAGCTTTAAAATTCATTTTGTTCCTCCGCTGGGATATCTTGCTTGGAATGGTTCTGCATATTGCTGTATTGAGTCTGAGATTTTTTTCATATCGTAAAGATTGCAGAACTTTAATAACCTAATACCAACCTGGCTGATATTTTTAGGTTCCTTAGTTTGTGATTCGATAGTTTCGTTAATCATTTGTTTAACATCATTGGGTTGTGCAGTTAAGTCGATTAACTGAACATTTCGATTGTAGTCGTCTAGGACACGATGTTCTTGACCTTCGTGGTCGACCCAACGCTGAAGCATGAGATTGTTCCATGCCCAACCTTTAGAATTTCTATCTTGAAATGCTTCTTGAAGACCTACTTTATTTTTTGTACCTTTAGTACGCACACCGGGATATGCTGAAAAAACATTATCGCTAGAGTCGCCACGCATACACTTTTCAAACAGAATCCATTGTGTATCAGGCGCAGGAATAGCCTCTTTAGTTTTCTTATCTATTACTGCTTTACCTTTTTTGTCAAAGACTCCTTCGTGTGTAGTTAGCGTATCTGCTACACCGTTATACTGTTTGACATTTGGAGCAATCAACTGATGGAAGTCGCTGTCTGTTGAAATGATCACATGATCATCGTTGGGATGACTTTGAATGAAGCCGGCGATAAGATCATCTGCTTCAAGATTTGGATGACGCAAAACTGTACAATTTGTCTTAGTTTCAATAAACTCTTTGAAAGCATCAAAAGTCTCCCAAAAGAGTTTATCTTCTTCTTGTTCTTTTACAGTCATAGCCGCACGGGTTTCTGCGCGATTTGCCTTATAAGGCTTATAAACATCCTTACGCCACGACCGACCTTCTAAGCAGAACACTACATGAGTGCCTCCGAAGTCTTGCCATGCTTTTTTGATACTGTTGAAAGTAATATGCAACGCCATGCCAAGTTTAATGTCAGCATCTCCTCTGACAACATGTCTTGCCCTAAAAAATGTATTAGCAGTATCAACTAAAATAAACGACATTACAATCCTTTAATTAAGGTTTCATAAATTTCATGATTCATAAACGGAATGGCATGCAGTTCCTTATTCTCTGCATTATCATTCAGTCTTAGATCAAATGCTATGCTTAGTCTAAAGTTGTCTTCTTTATGTTCATCAGTATGGTGGGGAACCCAACTTGGAAAAATTGACAGCCCGCCCTTATAGTTGCCTGGCACAAATTGGACATTTCGATCAAACACATTAGTATAATACGTGTTTGTAGCGTAGTTGTCAAGATGGATGTTGCCACTTAGATACGCATCGTTACCTGCACCATGGGAGTGCTCTTTGATATGTTCGCCCGTTTTTAGTTTATTAAACCAACAAACGATATCCACATCTCGAATTTCGCTGTTATCTTGGCTAACATAATCCAAATATGAAATCCTAAAAAACTTTAGTAGTTCGGCTAATTCTGGTAACTCGTCTTGAAAATTTAAAAGATTATATCTGCCAAATCTGCTAGTTACACTATTTTCTCCTAGACCAGTGCCACCATCGTGATGTAAAGGAACTGTATCTAAGATTCGGCTTTCGTTTTCGACCAGCCATTCTCTTATAGTGTCAATTTTTTCAGCATCTTTCCAATGGCCTACTCCGAAAGAAATATCCCAACTAGGAGAATATTCTGTCAACGGATGCATGCTCTTCATCCTTGCTATTCTCATTAGCTTACCTCTGATTTGCCTTTGGCGATTGGTACGACATTAATAAATCCTGCGCCTCTTGTTACATCTTGTCCTTCTTCGGCAAGGATATTTCTCGCAAGATCTCTAAACCAACGATCAACTATTTCTTCTTGGGGATCGTTTTCTAATCCGTAGCCTGCCTTAATTAATTGTTCTACAAAATACTCATTCCAGTCTAACTCAAAAAAACCGTTTCTTGGATTTTCTGGATTAACTTTTGTGTCTAATACTGCCACCCACGGCTGACCTCTTTTTGTAGCTAACTCTTTGGGTGAAAGTTTAGCTTCCTCGGCAATACGTTTAGCTTCTTCTGCCGCTTCTATTGCTTCTTGTTTTAGTTTTTCTGCTTGAGCTTTCGCTTCCTTGATCTTGTCAAAGCCGAATAGTTTTTCTATAAATTTTTTCATTAAGTTCCCCACTCATTTTTAAATAACGGCACTTGCAGTCTATCACTATAACGAAGACCGTTCTTCATTGCTAGTTCTGCTACACGACGATTGTTAAGAGCGTAAACGCTTTCAACGCCGCCTACTGGCATAAGGTATACATGGCCTCTGAAACCGGCCTTACGATATGCACCGATGGCACACTCTGCATCAGCAAAGTCTTGTTCTGTGGCAACAACAAATTTAAGATATGTATGACCAATTTCTTCATAGCTACAAACTACTTCTGGCTTAATAGCATCTTCCCATTTTTCACCACTACAGGGAAGTTTAGCACTAACACTAAATGTTAGAGCCTCGTAGCCTCTCTTGCCGCCAGGAGTACCTCTAGGATTGAGTGTCCAGTCTAATAGGTAATGTCTAAATTCTTTTGAAAGTTCTTGAGTGCCGTTAGTTTCAAAGGTAATTTCTTTAAGACCTTTCATTTTCTCATGCGACAGTAGATCTGGATAAGCACGTTGCCAACCTAACAATGGCTCACCACCTGTGATAACTAAGTGTTCGTCACGCCATTCGTTAAAGGGAAGGATTTCCATAGTGCGATCTACAATAGCGTCAGTAGTTAGCATTGGACTTAGATCCTTAAAACTAGGATGCCATGATGCATAACTATCACAGCCTGTGCTAACAAGTGGAAGTTCTTCGTAACGTTTAAATGGTGTAACTTCGTGTACCAACGCCAACTGTTCTGCTTCTGCACTCAGTATACCTCTCTCCATACCGAAGCCAGCACACTTGAAGTTACAGCCGAATGTACGTAAGAAAACAGACGGTACACCCATGTAACGTCCTTCACCTTGGATACTATAAAATAATTCTGCGATTTTAATTTTACTCATTGCTTAAACATTTCCAAGTTGATAATTTTTGCTACACGTTCGCCAATGTCTTCCCCGCTGGGAATAACGTATGTTTGGCTTTCGTGTCTGTCTTTGCGTTCATCGTAGTGTCTTACATTTAAGATTTTACCACCAACCGCCGATGATAATTCAAAAGTAATACGATTCTCACCTTCTGCTCGGCCCTTTTCAATTGCCATTGCTGTTCCCAATTGTAATCCCCCTTGCAATTTCGCTTTGTTAACGTAGCGTTCTTCTTCGTAACTGTCTTTATTTTCCCAAGCCTTTTTAGCCTGCTTATAAAACCACCGATCAAACCAATTCATATAATTCCTTAATATTTGTAAATTTGAAGACAGTATTTAGGATTTTTCCAAACAGCATCTTTAAATTTAATTTCGAGTCGAGTCTTGCTACTATACACTCTTGTTTCTAAGAAGTCAGGATCACCGATGCCCGAAACTTTCATAGACTTGTTGGTAAAATTACAAGCAGAGTCTTCATAGAGTAAATTAGTATTATCAACTTTGAAACAACAAAGAGAACAGTTTAAAGTTTCCTTTTCTCGAACAATACCAATTAAATAGTATTCTTTTACGCTACGGACTTTTTCAAGCCAACCGTCCACAAACAAACCCCAGATCTTTTTAGTATCTTTAGTATTGAAGTAGGCCTTAGTCTCTTCTTGAAACGTTTGATACATACTAGCTTCAGTCGTTGACTTTGATTTGTCTTGTTTGCTAACACCCTTGACGTCAATTCCTTTATTACCTACTTTGACATCGATAATGCTTTTACCAGCCCCGCACCATACTGCTTTGGGAATACTTTCAGCAACAACGTATTCCCATTGTTCTTTACCTAAAGCAAGTGGATATCCTTTGGCAATATACTTTCGTAAAGGATTAATAATTAGATCCATTTCTTTTTGGAAAGTCTTGACGAAATCTTTGCCTAACAAAGTATTGATTTCGTCAACAGTCATAGGTTTAAGACAGTGTGTCATCGAGGTGCAAAATCCTGTTGCAGTTTGATATTGTCAAAGAATTCCTTCTTTGTGCCAGGATCGTCTTTGAAAGATCCTTTTAAGACTGTAGTTTGTGTTAGACTACTATGTGCCATGATGCCACGGTTTTCGCAACATCCGTGAACGGCTTGGATGTAAACACCTACATCTTTGGCTCCTGTGGCTTTTTGTATTTCGCGGGCGATATCATTAGCAAGCTCCTCCTGGAGAGTACCACGTCTTGCACACCACTGTGCGATTCTTGTGTACTTTGAAAGACCGATAAGTTTCTCAGCCGCAATAATGCCAATATAAGCAACGCCACTAACGGGTTGGTGATGATGGCTACACATACTGCGAAGCTCACTGCGAACAACCAACATACCTTCGTAGCGGTCCTCCGAATCGTTTGGAAATGCGGTTGCGTCTGGTGCTGGGTCATATCTTCCTGCCATTATTTCATTGAAGTACATTTTAGCAAGACGCTTCGCTGTACCGTGCGAGTTGGGATCGTTTTCGCGATCAATCAGCAAACGATCAAGCACTAGTTCAAATGCTTCTGTTGCTTCGTCGATTAGTTTGTGTTTCATTTCTTCAGTGACATAATCACTGATATTATCACCAGCCCAGAAACGCTTGTTATCACGTTTCATTTTAAAACGGATTACGTCTGCTAGATAGGCTTCTTGATATCCGCCATCGCCTGCCATTGCGTCCAGGCCTGTTTCTTTTTTATTTGACATATATTTCATTCTCCGAGTTTTAGACGTGGATGTCTATTAGTTATTATATAGGTTTATTTAGGTTAGGTCAACCGTAACAGTAGATTTTTTCTCACAGCTTCTTTTAAGATGTTTAAGCTAACATCATTATTTTCTGCAAACTGTATCAACGCAGATGTATCCTTTGGAAAACAATGCCCTCCAAACCCTTTGAAACCGTCGTGTCCTGGAACATCCGTATGCGTAGGTCCGATTCGATTATCCAATGACATGCATTGTTGTATCATTTTCCAATCACAGTGCGTTCGTTGAGCTAGTTCTGCTAGCTCATTCATAAAGACTACTTTGGTAGCCAAATACGAATTTATTAGATATTTTACAAGGCTGGCTTCTTCTATACTACAGTAGGTTACTGTTTCTAAGTTGCTCTTAGTTTCTTTAATTAGCCTAGCCGCTTCATGCTGATATGCTTTAGTTCCACCACCGATTATGACCCATGTTTGTTGAGCATAGTCTCGACTTGCATTTCTAGCAGTTAGGAATTCTGGCGAATATACTAGATTATCATATTCTTTAGATAATTTAGAATACGCATCAGGCGGTGCAGTTACCTTTGAAATTATAACACCTTTAAAATCTTCTAGCTTTCTAAGAACAGATTCTAAAATTGAAGTATCACAGTTGCCTTGATCGTCTGAGGGACTTGGTACGCAGATAAAAACACCGTCACAGTCTTTTAGGTCATCGTATGTACCAATATATCCTTTAGTTGAATCTGTGTCTATGCAGACTAAGTCTGCATATGAGCTGATATTGTCTCGAATAGCATTACCAACAAAACCTAAACCAATAATACCAATTCTAACATGACTAAAAAAATTCATAGAGAAATCCAAACAATCCACAAATATGTTATATAGTGAGCAAGCTGATCGAGACCTAAGTGATTCCAAAATTGTGGAGTTCTAATGTCTCTGTTGCCGTAATTCATTTTCGTCCAGTCTACATGATAATGAATTAAAAAATCTAAAATACCTATAACTAAACTGTAGATAAA